GACTTTCCTGGATTCCCACCTGAAATACTTGATCCAAACAATTTATTTGTAAGAGTAACAGATCAAGAGAGAGTATTAGCTGATCCAACAAAACCATTTAACGCAGTAACAAATCCTTATGAAACTACAACTGTAACAAGAACAGTACCAAACCCCGCGGTTGAATTACTTTTGGCACAGTATGCACAACAAATTCAATCAATAACTGATTTGCAGGGTTCAGCAGATGATATTTTACAAGCTCAAGTAAGTGCATCAGGAGGTCTTGTTGGTGGCCCAGCAGGTTCTTTAGATATAAATCAACTTGAAGATTTAGAAAGATCAACAAGATCTATCCAAGCATCTGGTGGAAGATTAGTTCAAGAAGCTGTGCTTGATGAACAAGGAAATAGGACAGGTCAGTTTAGAGAAAGACTTACACCACTTGGCACAGAAGAAGTGGCGGCAAGGCAGCAAAGACTACAAGAAGAAGCTCTTAGACAATCAGGAGGGTTGTTAGGAGGTTTCTTTTCACCTTTAGATGCTGCTGGTCAACCACTTGAAGCAGGTCAACAAAGATTTGTACAA